TTTAATTGTTTCTTGGATTTCTTCTGTTGTTAATGTTTTATAATTCATATTTACCTCTTGAATATTTAATCTTGTTTATGGTTGAATAATATTGTAGTTATCTACTCCCTTCTGCCCCGGCCTGTCACCGGGGCTTTCCTGTTTAATAGAGAGGACGGACACCGCCGCCCCGTTCATAGCAGGCGTTAAAGTCCATACACCCGTCCACGGTGATAACATTCCCGGAAAAGTCTTTTGTGTCTACCCTTACAAATTCTTTAGGATCGCCGTAGACGCCGCAGAAAGCGCATCGTTTCTGTCTTAACTCCTGGTTTAGTTCCTCGTTTATCTGACGTATCTGCCTGTCTGTTACCATAATTCTCCTTTTAATAACCCCAAATATCATCTATTCGTTCTTTGAGGTCCTCACCGTCTTTAACACCTATTTCTGTAGCTTCTTGGTCAAACTGGAAGTGGTGCCATTGGGTGAACTTATATCCGTGAGTACGTTTTAATAGTCGGACTACTTTTATAAATTTCCTGTATCTCCGCTTGCCGTTACGGATACCTTTTGAACGGGAGACAAGCCGATGATAGGTAATCTCGTTTCGCACTGGGTCTTCTTTGACCAGTTCTTGCACAGCATCATCACCATAAAGCTCTTTAAGCTCGTCTTCTATTTTTTGGATCCGTGCATTAAGTAAAGTCACTTTAGTTAGTACCTCCGCATTGATTCATAACCTTACTGATCAGCGGGGTTCTTTTTTCCCACTGTTGCCGTTTAAAGATGGCGTTTTCACGTTTTAGTTGGTTTATCTCCACCAGTAATTCAGCAATTTTTGTTTCCATTTTTCCTTTCTGGAGATTTCTCCGGTTTTGGAATGTTCCAGTACGGTGTCTTGCATTTTCCGCAGCGTAAGGGTTCGGGGTTGGCACTCTTAAATGTACCATCACACCGAAAGCATCTGTGTTCATAAAGGATTCCGATTACTTTTGTGTTACTTGATAATGTCATGTATTCAGAGTACACCATAGTTTACTATTTGTCAAGCCCTTATAAAAAATATTTTCCAAAACAAAAAGAACCCCCTCCGTTTCCAGAGGGGGGGATTAGTATTTTTGAAAGGCTTTCTCGTCTATGGTTTTATGCCCTTCCATGTAAGCAGGCCAGAGTAAGTTTTTAAAAGTCTCCCTTCGTCAACCGCCTGCTGGTAAACCGTGGGGATGACCCAAATATCTTTGTAGCCCGGCGGTTCAATCGGTTTGCCGATATAGTTACATCCGTAAGCTGCCATTTCCGTACAGATGTATTTGTCATTCCTTGAAAACTTGAAATCTTGCGCTGTGTAGGGCGGGAACTTGAAATAACCGATTAACCTCATTACGTCAAAGAACGCCTCAAGGAAGTCCACGTACCCGTAAGGCTTATCCCCTATCGTGGAAATGGACTGGACCAGCTCTATGCCCTGGGCCGGGGTAATGCCGGGAAGTCTATAAAATGTAATGGGCTTGTTTTCATATTGAGCGAATAGTCTTAAAGCAGCCGGGCCTTTATTGATTGATTCGCGTGTTTCAAAGTCGATTAAATATTCGCCTTTATAAATAGGGAAGCCGATAATACCAAAGTGAAATTCCTTTGTATGCTTTCCCGCCGGTGTTTTTGTCAGGTGTTCATTAGCCCACCCGGAAAGACCTTTCCCTGGTATAGAGAATAAGTCTCCGGACTGTATGAGGGTAGTCATTTTAACTGCCTCCGCGTGTCGTTAACCAGGTTAAGAAAGTTGCTAACCCCGCGCCTAACAAACCACCAATCCCGCCGCTGGCTGTTATCTTCCCCGCGCTGTTGGCTGTTTCAAGCGCGATAGTCCGGTTCTCGTTATCCTCGACTTTTGTGCAGACGTTATCAAGTTTTTTGTCTATCCTTCCTATGGATAAGTTTGTTTCATAGGTCATTTCAGCTAGGGCGTATATCTGTGCTTCCGGTGACATCGCCTCGAAGCGTTGTCTAAACTCCAGCTTGTTGTTTATCGCGGAACCATCATTCATGTAGATACCTGCTTTCTTAACAAAACTTGACAAAAGAGTTATAATGGGATTGGCGACAAATGTTCACTGTAACCCTCAAAAAAGGATGTGAGTATGAAAACATTTACTTTATCGCTTCTGCTGGTTCTGGTTTTATCCCTGTTTGCGGGGTGTGCTTCTACACCAATGGTAACAGTGACAAAGTACGTTAATGTACCGGAGTATATTGTGACTGAAAAGATAGTTACTGTTACTGAAAAGATAGTTACTGTTACTAACAATGTGACGGTTGAAGTTGAAAAAGAAACGCTCGTTATACCGCGTGAATTTAACAGTGTTGACGAGGCGCAGACATGGCTAGACGCTAATCACTTGCCTACGGTGATATTCGTAGGAGCAACAGGTGAAGCAATTCTCAATCCTACTGCACAGGATAACCGCTATAACTGTAATGACTACGCGCAGGATTTGCAGGAAAAGGCTTTACGTGATGGATACCTACTCACCTATTGCCCTGTAATGAACGGACGTGTATGGGAAACTTTCAACGTGACTGATGTACTAGCGTGTCATATAGGGCTTATAGCTAGGATTGGAGACAATTATTACTACGTTGAACCAATACCGGAACACGAAACATCATACCAGTTAATATATATGACACACGCTGATAGGAGCGGTATAGAATAGATAAGTCTAGTCAACAACCTCTTGGACGCTTACCTGGAAGATACCCTCTTGCCCGAACTCCGTACCCTTCTTACTGGCCGGCATACCGCTAACCTCGACAAAGTATTCCGTATCGTTTGAGTTCCCTGTCGGGTAAAAACTCATTAACGTCTTGGTACTCATGGCTGTAGTAAGAGCGTCAATAATAGACTGGCCTTTTACAGCCCCGGATGTTAATGCCATCGCCTTGAATGTCCAGCCCCAAAGTGTCGGCGGTATCGGGCGGTATTCTAAAGTTAATGATTCTACTTTAGGACTATTGGTTGTTGTAGAACCACGTTCATAAACCGCTTTAAGCTGGATGCTCTCAAACTCAATACCGTTGTCTCCAAAACTCAAAGCCGTGGGCCTGGGAGAGGTTGCAAATTCGCCTAATAGAGTCCAGTCGGTATCATCGTCAATCCGGTAATACATCGTGACTTTCTCGTTATCGTTACAGTCTCTTGTAACCGCTCTTACTTTATGGGCTACTTTCGTCATGGCCTCGAAGTCGCTTGAGAATCTAGGATAAGTAAGACTTCCCGTAGCGCAATAGGTCATGCCGGATTGCTGTTTGGCATTGGACATTGCGTTATAAAGCGGTAGACTCTTGACGTTCGTTCCTTCACCGAAATAGAGAGTATTAGAATCCCAGCATAACGTCCTGATCGGCGCATTTAAAGAACCAACGTAAACCGGCTGCCAGTGAGTACCCGTAATATACCTTTTCAGGATGGAGGACTTTTTAGAAGCCCCTCCGTCAATCGCGATTACTAACCAAAAACCTACCCCGATTATATCAGTGATAACACCTTGTAATTCTTCCGGAAGTCCATCGTCCATATCCGGGCCGATAGGTGTAGCCACTCCCTCGGCTATCTCTAATATGCCCTTATTTACAAGGACATAGTTTTTCCCTCTGAAATATAGACCCTTCTTACCGGAATTATCGTCAATCTCCCAATTAGCCTCGGTGGGGCTAAAGACCATGTTCTCAAATACGTCAAGCAGATACATGCCTTTAGGAGTTAGAAAATAAAGCGCATTGTTGCCGCTTGAATCCCGTCCGGCAAACATCCCGTTAAAGACTGACGGTAAGTTTGGGAAGTATGGCTCATTTGTCCAATTACTCCCGATATCGTTAACGTCAGAATAGCATAAACCCATGTATTGATAATTCAAGGCACAGAGTCGATTTTCAAATTGAGCGAAATAAGAGGCAGGTAAAGCGTTTGTCTCGATAGCGCAGGATGTCCACGTAGAACCGTCTTTAGTCTTTATTGAATTGGAACCACGGGACGCAATACAAAGATATTCACTTATCCCTACTTCACGGTCCATACTAGCTTGTAAACCAATTGAGGTAGTAATAGACCGGGTATAGGCAACAGGAAGAGGGGTATAATCAACCTCAGCATATACTTGAGTGCATTTAGAAAAATAAAGGGCATTACCTGAATATAGTGATGCGCCAATTTGCATATCATCTATTTCATCCCAAGTCCATGCTAAACCAGTATTAGGATTTGTTGTCCAAGTGTATGAACTTGTTGTCCAAGAACCCTTAAACATGGTTTGCAAGGCGTGGTAGGCTGTAGAATGTGTATAAATTTTCACTCTTACAAAAAGAGTTGAATCTGCTGCTGCTTCTACATATTGGCGTGTGTAAACTTTAACAGAATTTATTGTTCCAGATTCAGTCGTATGATTAGGTACGTTATATAAATCTGTCTGCCAAGTGGAATTGGTTGAATGAGTTACAAAAGTAGTTGCGTCATCAGCCACCACTTCGTCTACTCTATCCCAATTATAACCACCCGCTTCATTCTTAGTAAGTTCAGTTGAAGCCCCAGCAGCGTTTGGTCTTAAAGTTAAAGTAGCCATTTATTCCACCCCGTAATAACTGATTGCGTCTGTGGGATTGCCAAAGTCTGTTTTAACAGATACCCACGCGCTAGTAATGGTGTTCCAGTATGAAATCTTGTTATGCCCTATCGCCCATATCTTACCCAGGGCTTTTATAATCTTTACAGGCTGTGTCCCGAATGTTCCCATCGTTGTAACGAGCGGTCCCAAAGTCCGTACATTTAGGGAAGCATCCACGCCGTCCGCGTCAAAGAACCTGTCGTTTTTATCCGGCTGCCACTTCTCTACACCCATCCCGCCTTGAAGTTCTGACCATCTTTGCTTACGTGTAGGTGTGTAGTCGTTTTCTGTCGGCGCTGTGGTCGTAAAGGCTTGAGGAAAGGGCGTTATTCTCTGGACAGATACACTTCCCTCAATCGGTATCTTTACCCCATTTAAAAGAACGTACTTTTGGCTTTCCATCTAAACCTCCACCACCGGGACGGCAAACATTGTGCTTACTTTAAACCCCGGAGAGTTTCTTACATTGTCTGCCATAGCCTGACGTAATTTAAATTGTCCCTCATGCCATTCAGTATCACGCGAGGAAGTAGTATATCCTCTCATAAGAGCCTGATGAAGCATTGAAGCGGCCTGATTGACGATAAAGACAGGGTTGACCGGACACTCCTCGGCGTCTGTATCTAAAATAGAGGGAGAGGCAAGGCCGTGTATTCTTAAATGCCTGTCGGCTGTCGGGGAGTAGTTGACAAATTCCAGCTTATTAGTCGTGCCGTGAACGATACGCCAGTAATCCCGGCTTAAAGGCTGTCCGTCATAAAGTCCAGACGTTGAAGATTCGAGATATATTTGATTGATATACACAAAATCAGTCGGTAAATTATACTGGTAGGTATCGGCAACTAAAGTAATAGAGGTATCAACCTTGTTTTGTAACGCCTCCAGAGCCACCATTTCAATAGCCAGATTGATAACCCGGTTATAACGCGCCACGTTAAAGCGCTCGTGCATCTCGACAAGGTCGCCCGCGGTAAGTGTTGCAACTGGCTTAAAAGTAAGGGTGCAGGTCGTGCCGTCAAAATCAGTAGGCTTTCCGCTCGTTCCCTCCCCTACCCCGTCATAACAGTACATTTCGAGGAAGTCGTTAAAGAAATCATCCGGCCTTTGCCAGTCTGTTTCGGTACAGATAAAAGAGCCGGAGGCCGGGGAAGCCACTGTTCCCGTAATGAGGTCGTCTAAAGCCTCGGCTACATCGTGTCTTAATTGTAAGCGTGTGTAATCATAAAGTGCCATAATTTCACCTACCAGTATTCATTATCACGGTTGTCTCCAACCTCTTTTATGGTGCGGTTGGTTCCCGATTGTTCAATGGTTCTGTTGGTGCTTCCGCTGGAATGTCTCCTATGCTGTTTACCTCTCCAAGAAAGTTTACGGGCAATCAACCCTATCGAAGTTGTAAGAGAGCGTACCGTCCCGTAACTCTTGGTTAATGAAGGGGATAGACCTATTGAGGTTGATAGAGAGCGTGACTTGGTTGATAATCTCAAAAGGGCAGGAGATAGACCGATAGATGTAGACAGTGACCGTACAACACCCTTGACACGCTCTAGGGCAGGTGTTACACCTATAGAAGTGGTAAGATAGCGGTTATTAACCACGGAACGTTGTAAAGAAGAACTAAGCCCGATTGAGGTTGATAGAGAGCGCTCATAAGCAGTAACTCCTGTTGCATAACAAACTAGTCCCCAATAAGCGTTTGCCACAGTAGGAGTAGAATCTGGAACAACCATCAAGTCAACGCTATCACCGTCAGCTATAGAGGCAGTATGAGCTACGTCATTTCCTGTGGTATCTGTTCCAGATATTGCCACCGTTAATCCTGTTGAAGCACCTTCATTCCTAACTGTAAAAGTGTAGGAATTACCAGCACCCGGAGCGGCACTCAAGAGCATATAGAGTTTCTTAAAGGTACACTCTTGAGATAATTGATACATTTGTGCTTCGGTGGCTGTCCATGCTAACCCTAAGTATGCCGCAAGGGAATTATATTCAGTATCGGCGTTGCTTAAATTATTACTTGAGCCACCCCATAATATGCTTTCCCCATCTATGTCGGCTTCAAAAGTCATTCCGATATAAAGGAATGGTGCGCTGGAAGGTGTCTCTAATGGGTCTATCTTAATATTTAAGATGTCCCCTGCCACCACAGTAATTTCATCTGCGACATTATTCCCTGTCTTATCATCGGCAGTAATGGTACAAGTTAGGGCTGTGTCTGTAAGCACATAACCATTACCAGCGTTAGCTATTCTTAAAGTAGCTTTGTAGGCATCAGGGGCAGTCCCAGGGTCAAGATTTAGCTGAATAAATAGATTTTTAATCTTGCCAGCAGTAGGACAAACTCTTCTGGTATCGTTTTCGTTATTGAGAACAGAGTAACATCCTAATGCAGCATAAACTGTAGCTGTTTTGCTAGAGTAACTATGCGCTAGGATTAAACTCTCGTTGGCATTATCACCCTCAAACTCTATTGTCCACCGAGCATATCTAGCATTGTCTGGTGAATCAGGATTACACTCCAAGACAATAACATCACCTGCGGCAACCGTAACATCGTGGGCTGTATCCGAGGCAGTCGTGCCATCTGCGGCTACTGTACACGTTAATGTGGTAGCGGCGGGAGCTCCTACACCAACACCCCTGTATAAAGTGAAGGTATAAGTGCCCGTCCCCGGAACATCATCAAGTTCAACGCGGAGGTTTCTAATAGTACCTGGTGTGGATACCATTTGTAGGGCGGCACTTATCGAGCCGTTCCAACTATAGCTACCCGAAAAAGCCGCATACTCCGTAGTCGCTACATTAAGTAAGTCATAGTATCCACCAACAATTATCTGTTTCATGCTTATCCTTTATGTTCGTGTGTTCCGGTGGGATTAAAGACTAACTGCATTTATACCTCTAGGCAGCTTTTATTTGGCATTGGGCGGTCACTTTGAGCGTGTCCGCAGCGGCAAGTACCGCAGAACTTGAGAGGTCGCCCACCATGAGCATATCGCCTAAGTCTTTAGTGGCGTTGTTGAATACCCCGGCCTCGGTCACAGTGACGCTTGAAGCCAGGTCGGAAGCCGTAAAGGTATGGATCAGTTCAACGGTGTCGTTGTCAATCGTGGTTTTAGTGGTGTGGCAAGTGTCGGCGGTTGCTCTTGTAAGGCCTGTCTCCGTACATTCCGAAGATAGTTTGGTATTTGCGGCGCCCTGGCCTGTGCCTTTACCGATGGCTACATATTTGAAAGCGTCCGCGGCTTCCCCTACTGCTAATTTTGCTAATTCCGTAAATCCGCTCTGACATGGTACAGTCATGTTATTTTCCTCCCTTTTCGGCATTATCCATTATTTCTTTGAGTTTTATTCGTGATTCACATTGATAGGCAAAACAGGTATAAGGCTTTTCTTTCGTATCATGGAGAGCGCACTTAAAGCCTTCGTCTGTTTTTCTCAACCACCAACAGGGCTGATTGCGGTGTTTCAATCCGTACTTTAGAGGTCTTATCAATCCACCGTCCGGACCTTGTAACGGGATGATAGCCAGGGGAAGTATGCAGCAGTCGGAACACCACATACACTCGTCTTTAGTCTGGAAGCCTACCTGCAATCCCTGTATTTCACTTTTGGCAAAATTAAAGAGAGATAAGGCCGGGACTCCCTCAATCATGCCGCCGGCCACTTTAGCGATTTTCAAGACATAAAGAAGGTCGTTAAGTTTTTCAGCGTACTGTTCGCTTAAATTCATCTTGGTCTCATCTCCCCTGTTTGTTTTAATTGGCCTAATTTGTGGGTGTGGCATTTAGGGCAGTACCGCTTGTCTCCAATCGGCGCTTTAGCCCTGTCGTCAAAAACCGTGTTACAATCGGGACACCTCCCGGAGCGGACTTCGAATTTGCCTTTGACTACTAATCCTGTTTGTGCTTGCATTGTCATTTCTGTACTCCGATGATTTTTAATATTTCATCCCTGTGTAACCATAGTTTGTAAACGATTGAGTGTTGTCCCCCGTAAGGTTCCGGCTCCCTCCACCACTTCATCTTCGGGTGTCCTGGTTTACGAGGCATCCACTTACCATTGAAAAGAGCCTTGATTATTTCCTCAAGAATCCAATCCTCTCTACCCTCATAGTAGTTATCGTGTGCCATTTCCCCGGCCCATATCCTGAAAATTGCCCTGAAAAGGGGCTCTCTCCCGGGGTTGTTTTCGTACTGAAAGAATTTCTCCTCGATATCAAGGATAGTCTGGGCGTTGGTGCCTTTGTTGTTGTGGCGGGTGACGGCGGGATATTTACATACAAGTTTTAAAATTTCCAGTAATAAGAGGGCTTTTTTAATAGGGGAACTGGTACGGAATGAGATTAAGGATTTCATTAAGGGTGTTTTGACCTCGTCTATAATATATTGGCGCTTTGTTAAGAGCATTTCCGTAGTGTATGATTGGTCTGTCATAACTTCCTTAGCGGGGGAGGCTACAAACCTCCCCCGCTATCTATTTAGACAATACTGGTAACAGGTACTTCTACCCATACCATCTTGCAGAAGCCTGTTCCGGCCTGTGACCCCTGGTGGACGGCGATCTGTGAGGCTCCGGCTCCGATAGGCCCGTAACCGGAATCCTTTAACCGCCATACAAACTTGTTCGGGTCGCTGGCGGCCGCTGTTGCGGAAGCGGTGGTTTTAGTGATGGCGAATTGCTGACCGTCCCGCCAGAACTCGGACACATTGGTAGTTGAGCCAACAAATACCGGGGAACTATCACCACCATAAACGGTGCAGGATGAAGTTACCGGCTTGTCGCTTCTTAGGTTAGTCGGTGTTAATGCCGTTCCGCCGGATGTCCGGCTGCCGCCGGTACCTACCTGCGCGTTGCACTCGAACTGCGCATTGGTCCCGAAGGCTTCCATATAAAGGGTGATTTCAAGCGGGATAACCGCTACGGTGGCAGGTACGCTGACCCACAGGATAGGCTTAGTTACATCAATGGTTGCGGTAGCGTCCCAGGTAATAGGAGTGGTAACAGTACCGGCAGAAGCGCAAAAGACGCGCCCTTCCATCATACGGGCAATAAGCCAGTCGGCGGAGAACACGGCTCCGTCCCTTGTCCCTTGCTGATAAAGAGTAGGCCCATCAGCAGTTACCCTTTGCGGCGTGACCGCGGCGATGTACTTGGTTGGTTCGTAAGACATTTCTTTCTCCTTTTCTTGGCGGGTTCTTTCTTCACGTCCCCCGTCTTAATATTTAAGATTTCTCTGATATCCAGAAGCACTTCCAGTTGAAGCGCCTCAAATGATTTGGGGTCTTTGATTATTTCTTCTTTTGTTCTCATATAAACTTAAAGGTACATTCTGGGAAGTCTATGAGGTCTTCAGGGATGAAAGGCCAGCCCTTACACATTTCAGGCCGGTCTTCATATCTTCCACAAAGCCTTTTTCCTTTCTCGTAGATTAGGTCGAAGCAAGGGAAGTGTTTACCGAGGATTACGCCTTGTTTCTTCGAGAGTTTAGCGGCCCGTTCATTGTCGCAACAAGCCCCGCACATGGAACATTTGCCTACTCTAATCCTTTGTGTAGTCGTGAAATTCCCTCCAACAAATGCCCCTCGGTCTTCCGGGAGGTCTTGGTTGCCATCCTCTTTTAATCATTTCCTCTACCACCCAATCAAAACGGTATCTATAGTAGGGGTCGTGTTCATACTCACAAATGAATATCCTAAACGCGGCCTGGAATAAGTCTTTGCGGCCGGGGTTATTCTCCATATCGTTGAAGAACTTATCCCTGATGTCTAACAGGATATGGGTATTTGGACAGTCACAGTTTTGTTTAGTAGGTTCCGGTAAGCGTCCGGCAATCAGGATGATAGCTTTAGCAAGCGGGGCTTTAACTTTATGAATGATGTACTGCCTCATCTTGCCAAATAACATCGTTGATTTTATATGTTTATGAGCATTAGCGCCCCAAACACTATCAGGGTCTATTTCGCTTAACGGTGTATTGTCCATGATGAATAAGGGGAGCGGGATTTCCGCCCCCCTATCCTTTCTTAGTCCTCGGTCTGCCAGACATCTATCCGGTGGAGATGTACGGTGTTCTGCCCATCTGCGGCGCGGGTAGCTACCTGGACAGCAGCACAAAGTAGAGTAGTGGAAGTAACCGCTACAGGGAGACTGCCTACGGGTACGCCGTCAACATAGAATGTGGCAATAGTGCCTTCAAGAGTGATGCGCAGATTCTTAGTCTGTCCGTCAGTCCATGTGATACCGGAACTAACAGCGGTAGCGTCTGTGTCGCCGTAAACCCCGCAGCACATGAGTAGTGAACTGGTATGATCCGCGTCACAGACAAACCCTACGGCATCGGTGGCGTTAGTGGTGAGGGAGTTAGCCGGGTATTCAATCGCCAGTGAGCCGTTACTTTCCGACTTGGCATCACTAAAGCCAAAGAATAAGGCCGTCCCCGTAACATCATCAATAGTGATACGTGCTTCAATGACGGGGTACTTTGATCCTCTAAAGATAATGGCTGAACCCAGGTGGGATGTATCGTTATCATTCCCGCCGGTAGTCAAGAGGCACTCGCCGCCGGAGACTTCGGAAATAGCGATTGCGTCACCTGAACCTCCTACGGTAGCCGTCCATTTATTTGTGTCAAGGGTATCGCCCATGAAGTTGTCGCTGAAATGTTTCTTTTCTTCCAGCATATTACCGCCCACATTAGCTTTGAGGTTGGCGGCATCGTAGAAACTAAGTTTACGCTGTACTTTTACCTGTTGTGACATTTTATCTCCTTTTCAATCCCCTGCTTTTCGGAGCGGGGATGTTGCCGGGTGTTGCGCGTACACCCGGCGAAACGACTTATTTTATTACTTCTTGAGGGTGAACCATCCTTAGACGTTCTCCCCGTTGTTCCTGGGCTTTGTGAATATCCTCCATACGCCCTACCCATAAAGGGGGAGAGTACTTTTCTGTAAAGTGGTTGATGGTGTAAATCCGTCTCATTGGTGTATCGCAGCACTTGGGAGGGGTTAAACTCCCAGGCCATCTGAATACTTCCTCTGTTTTTCCACATTTATCACAAGTAAAATCGTATAGAGGCATTTCACTCCTTTAGGCTTTTCTGGTGTAGAACGGGATCCCGAAGTTGTCGCGGGCTTCGGCTACGCCCCAAAGGGCTTCCGACTGGTACCGGGTTTCGTGCAGTTCTTCAAATTCTTTTCTCCAGGACTTCTCGATCTGCGCGGCGCCCATGATAGCTTTCTTGTGGGCCATAACGCCGTAAGAGCCGGTGGTGGCGGCAACTAAGTTATTAGTTACGCGCACCATACACCCGTAGATGGGAGAGCGGCCTACTTTACCGTTGGAAACATCGGCCATTTTGCCGTATTCGGCGGCTACGAACTTGTCGATCTTGAGTAAGTCCACCAGGCCGGAGGGGTCAATAATGAGCGAACGGTCACTATCCATCGGGACATCGGCTTCATCCAGGGTTTCTTTAAGGTATAACAGGATGTCATCGGAAAGGGTTTGACCGTCAGTACCATAAGCGGAAGTAGAATAACCGCCCAGACTTGAGAAAAGCGTAGCAACGGAAGTGTCCATTGTCACGCTGATAGCGTAGCTGGCTTCATTGACGGCGGTGCTTTCCATATCGGCCTGTGTCTGGCGTTTGGTCATGTAACCGATGTCTACCGGGGCTTCATAGTAGTAGGCGATGGTTAGCTGTTTTCCGGCGGTGGCAAACGGATCGAGTGCGCTGCCTTTAGTGCCGATAACAACCTCGGTAGCGGTGACATGGTTTGTCAGGGGGATGTCAAGAGTTGCGCCTTTGGTCAGTTCTTTTTCCCATGAAGTATCAAAGGCATCCCAGCATACGAGGTTTTTCTTCATCGTATCTATGACGCGCCGGGAATAGATGGTAGGTACAAAATAGTAACTGGAAGCATTAGAAGGTACGCGAGACGAAAGAGCCATAATAGCCCTCCTTTATTTAATTATTTTTAGCTTGCCCTCACGTTGGGCTTTGAGGATGGCGTCTTTGTTCTTTGTCCAATAAACGTCATCATCAAGTTGTTCCTGTGTAGCCGACCCGGTGAAAATATCACTGGGTATACCGCCATCACCCGGCCCCCGGTCAAAAGTTTCCTTGTTGCTTTTGTGCGCTTCCTCGCGGATGGCCTTTATGACCATTTCAGACAATTTCTTTTCCATCAGATAAGGACTGGTTAGGGAAGGGTCGGTCAACAGGACATCGGGTTTGATCTGTACGCCGTATTCCTTGCCGTAATCTTCACACATCTTTTGAGCGGCAAGTATCTTGGCCTGGCTTTCACCTATCGTCCTTTGCTGTTTGACGGTTTCTTGAAGCTGATTGAGTTCATCACGCAAACGTTTACGCTCTTTGGCTTCATCTTCGGTGATATAGCCGTTCTCGATGTCGCGCCGGTCTTTTTCTGCGGCCTGTTGTTCCCTTTGCTGTGCCTCTCTGATAACCCGTTCCATTTCGATACGAGCAAGGCGGTCTTTGTGTTCCTGTGTTTCCTTCTGGATGGTGGAAGTGCGTTCCGAGATTAGTCGGTCTACTTCTTCTTGCGAATAGGCTTTCTTGATTACCGGTTTTTCAGGTTCGGCGGTTTCGGACTCTTGACCATCCGCCCCAGGTTGAGCTTCGTTTTCCGGTTGAGGTTCTACAACCCCATCCTCTAACGCCTCATCTTGAGACTGTTTCTTGTCGTCCATAGTCATTAAAAATTCTCCTTTATAAACAGAAAAGCCCCACTAGAATATTTAGTGAGACTTAGGGATGTAGATTTTATTTACTGGCTAGATACTTGTCCCATGCTTGCCTTAGAGTTTGTTTGTACCATACCTTAAAATTGGTCTGGCCTAAAGGGTATTTAGAGAACAATTCCTTTAAAATAGTCTCATCGTCAGGGGTTAATGTTTTACCCTGATACCAGACGTTGTTTAAGGCTTTGAGGATTTTACTGCTTAACTCTTGCCAGATCATTCATCTCCCTACGGTTTGTAGTTCGGATTCAAAACACCGGAGCCGGAGGGTAAGGTAGTTTTTGTAGTGGTTTGAGGTTGATATCCGGGATTTAATACCCCGCTGCCTGAAGATTGAGTGGATTGGTTCGTATTTTCAATAGGTGCAAATGTTGAAGTCAAGGCTTTCATAAGTTTATCGGTAAGGGTTATGTTGGTATCGGGAACGCCCTTTTCTTTACGTTGGATTTGCTCATCGTACCAATTCTTTACAGACTTGATTTCAAACGGGTCAATCTCTCCATCCCTCATTATCTTTAAGACTTGAGTGTAAGCCTCTTGAGTTTTGATTGACGATACTTTTCCAGTGATAAACAGTTTCGCGTCAATTTCCGGGTACTTAATACGGTAATCACTCCGGCTTATCGATTTGGAGGCTTTTAGTTCTATCGGATCGGTGGGGATTGCATCGTATTTGTCAAGGTCTTTCTGCCATTCTCTTTGCAGGTCGTAGACTTTATCTATCGGATTGAGGTTGACACCGGCGAACTGCGATATCACATCCGAAGGGATTCTATCAGTCTCCCCGCGTCTTACGTCCTCTAAAACACTCCCGGCGGTTAAAGGTAGAACACCCTCAAGGGTGTATTCCATGCCTTGAAGAATGTTTACAGGGAAGTCACCGTTTCTAATCGCTTTACCGAAATAGTCCTTGTTTCTTACCTGGTCGTAAACCAGTCTTACGGCGGGGTTCATCTTGTTAAACATGAATTTATAGAACCCGGCGAACGGTACAGGGACTTTCCAATCCCCTACTTTCCCCGGAGCGATGGCTTTGATAAATGAACGGTACGGGCCTCCAAGCCCTATCCTATCACCGTTTGGAAGTACCAATGACCAGAAGTAAGGGTCGCCCGGTGTAACACCCGCTAGAGCGGCTTTCATGGGGTCTTTACCTCGCCTTGAAGCATACATCGCCCCGCTTGCCGCGGATAAGATGGATATGATGGTGAAAAGCGTCAGGATACGTTTCATGGCGTACTTCTCTGTTGGAGTGGTAGATTGGAAAGTACCCATCTTAATGAACCCTTTGGCGGCGTCAACGGTCATTGATGCCGGTTGAACAAGGAAGGATACGGAGGTCAAAGCCGCTCTATATTGGGCGGATGTCTTTTGAGAAAGCCCTAACCGCCTGTAAGAGTATGAGGGTATGAGCTTGGTTATATCATCGGCGGCGATTGCGGCGGCCTGTTCGGGTGACATGCCTTTCTTTATCCCCGCTTGATAGATGGAATCGAAGCCGTCCTTGCTTACCCTGATAAGGCTCCGGTATAAAGCATCGTTGGCATCCTCCCACACCTTACCCACTTTGGGGATTTTGGAGACGAAGCCAGTACCGAACTCCGCCCTTTGAGAGTTTCCTAACGGATTTAAGCCTGTGGCTAGTGTGAACCTATCCCATGATTCCGGGTCTTTCCTGACATCTTCCGCGAGGGCTTCGGCGCTAAATGGCCTTAGAATGTTCCTGTCCTTGACAGACATGGCGGTTTCTTTGGCGATGGATTTTGTTACACCTACCGGATCGAGTAACCAGGCATTTATACCCTGAATAGTTAACGGAGAGAGGTCGCCGCCGAAAGCGGTAGCCCTTACCCCGTCTATAGCTTGTAAAAGTTTACTATCAGAGGTTTTAGTGAGTCTACGGATTTCCTTTGCATCTTCGGCGGGGAAGTATCTGTAAAGTCCCCCGTCTTGAACAAAGACATACCCTCTAGGATTGGCAGTTCTCCAAGCTGGTTGAAGGGCGGATATTTGCGACTTAACTCCAAGAATCTCTTTATTGATTTCGGCTATATCCTTGCCTACGTTCTTACCGCTTTTTAAAGCCGGCATCAGGTCGGATTGTAAATTAGTGAGGTCTTCATCGGTATAACTGGAGGCAAGGAACTCGTCTATAACGGCCTGCTGTTTATTATTAAGTCTCCCGGCAGTACCACGTAAAGAGGTCAGGCGTTTCTTTAACGCGGTCATTTTATTAAACAAGTCCGGGTGAGTGGTTTCCATCAGTTCGAGTTTGGTCTTCCCGCCTAAAGCGGTTTTAAACACATTTTGCCCGGACATACTCGCAAGTGCTTCATTGTCGGCATTTAAGAGAGCGCCTACATTTACGTTAGGCTTGAAAACGTCCTCCTGTTTGATTATCCCATTGTCGGCAAGTTCTTTGTCGTGAAGGTATCTGTCGGCTCCGGTAGCGTAAAATCTCTCTTTAGCCCTGCCCCGTCTTAATGTCGCCCACTCACTACCTGAAGTTTTTATGGCTTTATCGGTAGAATCCACGTTGGGAAGGTGGACGGCTCCGGGCGCGGTGGGAAACTCCCCTATTTCAATCTGGTATAAATCACGATATTTATTTAATAGGGCGCTCTGTTGATCCTGAATATATACGAGTAATTCCTGTTGATCCGGGGAAAGGTCGTAAAGGTCGGGCCGCTGCATGACATCATATAAAGTATTGGAAAAAGGAACTTTCTTTTCAGGAGGGCCGATGTATTTTACGTTAACTTTGCCCCCGGAGGTCGAACCCTTCCCAAAAGCCTTTTCAAGTTTGTCTATCGTGGGGAACAGTTGAGCGTTGAGAGCGTTAGAGACTGTGGATTGGGCGTGTCCCTGCCCTACCCATCCCTCAATCATGTAGTCAGGCATACTTAAAGACGGATGTGCTGCACGTTGTAGTTGTTTCAGTCCAGGTATGCGGTCAATAATTCGTGTGATGATTCCCGGTTTATCCCTCTCAACAATCACCTTTGCCTGTCTTAAAGCGTCCTCAATACCGTTAGCAGGAACGGGAGAGGGAGAAGCGGGCGACGGTTGCGCGACAGGAGGCATAGTCGGTGGTGTCGGCGGAGCGGGTGGAGGCGCAGGAGGTTGCACAGGAGGCACTACAGAGGGTGGTTCTGCGGGAGGGATAACATTACCCCCATTATCATTTATAGAGGGTGTTACACCTTTTAAGGGCGGTACGGTGGGTTGCTGTTGTGTGTAAGGTTGGTTAAGTGCTTTCCAAACTTCATTAAGCACTTGTTGTTTTTTGTATGACCTGATAATTTGAGGTTTATCAAATCCCGATGATGCTATAGTAGCTTTCCAGCCATCTTGTGTTTGTTCCAACTTAACCCTGCCATTATCTATCTGATAGCCTACTTCTCGCGCTGTGGCATCGTCAGATGATTCTCCTTTGATTTTCTGTGGTGCAGGGTAAACGGTTCTTCCTGTTGTTTGAGCGGGACCGTAACCTTTAAGAGTAACATCCAAAACCTCTCCCTCTTGTGCAGGGGGTACGGTGGTAGGTTGGGGAGGGATAAGCCCCGCCTCTACTTCCGCAAGGTCTAGCCCCTGTTGCCCTAAATCTTTAAGGCGTTGCATTTCAGCTTTTGCGTCTGCTTGTTGTTTTATCTTGTCAACATCCACTAACGGTTGTTTTTGGCTTGTCTTACCAGATACCTCATCGAACATCTTTACTTGAGATATTTTAGGCCCAATTTCAGGAAGGCTACTCTGTAATGAAGTTGAGGCAGCCATGCCCTGTTGAGTAGGTTCTATCCCTGCTTTAAGTTGGGCTATTGCCTCACGTATGATATTAGCCCTGACATCCAACTCTTTAGAATCCTGTCTAGGAAAGAGGTTCTTCTGTCCGGCATGATAAGGCTGTGAACGTGCCTGTAATTCATAACCGATATTATTGTATTCCTCTTGAAGATATCGGAGAGCTTCCTCTTTGGGGAGACTCTTTATATTTTCATCAACGAATATAGTAGCGTCATCGGCAGCCAGTAATTCTTTAATGTCGCTGCGCTTTCCCATTTCCGGGGGGAGTTTACCTTTCTGATTTAAGGCGTTCTCAAATAACTTTCTATCTTGAGGGTCAAGTATTCCACTTGTACCCTTCGACATAATATTACCAATAGACGGGACCAGCTTTTGTCCTGCTTGTTCACCGGCTTGGATTATTTTAGGGTTGATTGGTTCACCACCGCCTGGAACTAGAGCATTTACTTCCGCAAACCCGCCCTGTCCTTGAAGGGCTGCTTTTAAGTTTTGCCCCATCATTTTAAAACCCGTTCTTGTTAGGTCGTTGGGCTTTACATTTAATTCGGTATAATTTACCAGAGCGTCTAATTCGTCTTTGGATAATGTTTTACCTGCTTTACCCGCGGCCTGTTGAAAGCCTGTTTTAGCAGCAGAGCGGTTAAACAGAGGTTGGGCTACTCCCCTTAAAGCCTGATATCCACCGTAAGCTAAAAGAGCGATACTGGCTATATCTGACGGTCTGATCTCATAACCTTTGATATCGAACAAAACAGGGTTCAAGGTGTTATACATCTTCTCATTGAAGGTGTCGAAATTCTGTTGAGACTGTTGCGCTTGTTCTTGAGGTTGAAAAGCTGTTGCGGGATTGTCTAAGAAATTGTTAATTAAACCTTTATCATTTCCTTTCACAGCTACTACACGTCCTGGAATAGCGGTACTGGTGTTCCCTTTTTTAACCGTGGCTGTTATTACACGTTCATTTGAGTTAAGAAAAGCCTGTTGAGAGACCTCATCTATCGTGTCCCACTCTGTTTTATCCATACCTTGTTCAGAGTGAAGCAAGTCATAGATTCTGGAAGTATTAGCCTTCTTTGCCAGTTCGGGAGTAAAAGAAGCCGTACCTGTATTACTGACAGGGTTGAGGTCGCCGTTCAGCTTGGTCAATCTCTCAAGGTCAATAGGCTGGTCAAGGTCAACCGGAGCAAAGGTAGCCTTATCCAAATTCTTACGGTCTATGTTGCGTTGATAGTCCATGAAAGGCGTACCCGTCTGCTTTGGTTTATAAACTTTTGTTAAAACCGTAGACAGGTCAGTATCAGCCTCTTTCATCCGTCCGGCTAGACTATCAAAGAATTTAGCGTTATCTGTCGTCATAGTCCTACATTCCAGTTAATAGATCGCGGCATGGCATAGCCCCTTGAAGCCGGGGAGAGAAGGTTAAACTGTCTGTTCCAGTTCATGTTATTTAAGAAGTCGGTAAAAGAGAGCGTGGGGTCTTGCCCTCCGATTGCTTGTCTGCCAAGAGCTCCCATGTAATCGTTATAGACTCTATTTTGTGAGTTCTGCCAGTAGTCGAGGAAGTTCTTAGAGCCTTTTTGAGGCATCATGGCGCGGTAAAGGATATCGGGGTTATCTTCTAACCAGGCTGTCCATACGTCATTCATGCTTCACCGCCTAAAGTCCTAGCTTATTCATGTAATAGGAGAGAAACGTGTCGCCGGTTCCCTGGGTATTGGCGATGTACTGCTGTTCCATATCGCCAAACATATTCCCTACCCTTTGCGCTACCGGGGCCGCGTATATCGCACTCAAAGCGTTTCTAACTAATTGGGAAAGTTCGCTATCAGATAAACCGCTTCGAAATATTCCCTGCCCTTCCGCTCCAAGTCCACCGGCGCCTTTCAGAATATTTAGAGCCTGCTGTCTCGCTCCCAAGATGTTGTTGCCGCCGTTAAGGTAATCATTAAAGGAAGCTCCAAGACCGGGACCGCCATTCGCTAATCCGAGAGCCGAGCCACCTAACCATGTTGAATAGGTCGGGGCAAACTGATTATTCTTCCACTTTTGAAGGGATGAGCCGCCGATTGCCGGAGTACCCTGATTGTTTAACCAAAAGGCGAAAGGTTCTTGTTCTGCGAAGCCGTACTGATCTCCCCCTGCTACACCCCCGTTGGTCACACCGGTATTGCCACCAGTTCCATCAGTTGTATCTCCGGTAGGGAAATATGTCCACTGTCCATTTACCCAAAAGAAGGTAGTTGGTACACCGTTGACTGTACCCTCCCCCGTTTCTCCAGGAGTCGTGCCGGAATACGGAGGTGGCACTATGCCGGATGATGTACTCGTCCCTCCGGTTCCTCCCGTCCCTCCCGTTCCAACGGACTGGCTTTCCATAGGTTTGTACATATATGTGTCGGTAGCTGTCTGGACATACGGACTGCCATTTGCCGCCATGACCGCCATACCCGCATCAGATACAGAAGTCCCCGGGTGACTTGCTATGTAGGCGTTGCGTTCTGCGACAAGGGCCTCTTGAGCGGCCCTGATTTCCTCTTGTGTTACCGGCTGCCCGGCAGCTCTCTTTGCGTAGTAATCTGAAAGAACAGACATTTTAAATACCTCCCTGCGGTGTTATTGCCACTCCGGGCTGTTGTCCGGGTTGTGTCTGCGGCGCGGGTATGGTCGCTAATAGTTCCATACCTAATTGTTTATCGGCCTCGTCTTTCGAGGAGAGCAGTTTGTAGGCGAGTTTCTTTACCTGCATAATGGGGTTTCTCTTTATAATTCTGTCTATTGTTTGCTGGTCTATTCTATTGAAGATGGCGTCCGGGTCGCTTACTTTTAAAACCCTCTCTAAAATGGTAAAGTCATCGAGTAACGGGGTTCCGTCCGGTCCCGGTTGTCTCGCTTGTATCGCCATCTGTACCTCTCCGGCCTCATCCCTGGGTAGTTTGGGTTCACATTTAACAACGATGTACCAGTCATCCTTTATATCGTCAGGGTTTGCGTCTAAAGCAAAGAACTTCCCGTTAGCGTCAAAACCTTTTAATTTAAGGTTCTGGCCTTTCTTTTTAAACTGCTTGAAGATTTCCTCCGCCAGCCAGTGATAGACGTTGACGATCAGAGTAGTGAACGGGTCGTACAAGGACATCATGTTTTCATTGGTGACTGAAAGAGCCGCCCCGGAATGTCCTTGAGGGTCTAACCCATATCCTAGAGGAAACGGGACGGTAGACTTCTGCTTGTCCTGATTGAAGACTTGCATTAAGACCGCGGACTCTTGGGGAACTCTTGGAGGTTCGAGGGCTGCGATTTCCTCATCATTTTCTGTATCGAGGTTTATCACGTTATAATTAGCGAACGGGTCGCCTACCGGCATTGGCCCACCGCCCTTTACTTTGTGGACTAAGGTACCAGCTACGCTCTTTTCCGCCGTGTCCATAATGAAAGAGACTTGTTTATTAAAAGGTTCATAGATACCGCGTGAGCTATCATAAACAGATGCTGCACGTTCTTTGAGTTTTAAATTACCGTCTTTGTCATATATTGTCGGCATACCCCCGGCAAACCCTATGAAGGCCGGAACGTGGTCATATCCATGCGGAGAGGGTTTCTTTACAAATTCCCTTGTAGCGTTGTCCTCCACGCCAGCAGTTAGAACGGTTGTGTTGTTTACTTCATCGTAAAAATCAATCACGGTAGCGGTGTCTACATCTTCGCCCAGGTCAATGTCATACCTGCGCTTAGCCTCAAGTTTGCCGATGTGATAGACGTAGGCCCACCATCCTAACCCGTTAACCGCCCGTTCCCACCCTATATGTAAAGGGTCTATAGGTCTTATATCGAAGACAGCGTTTTCATTTGAATCGGTATAGATTAAACACAAAGCCCCTGCGGAACCCCTGATACAAGACAACCAGCCTATTGATTCTCTAAGGGAGGGTTCACCCCTTGATCTTAACTGACGGTCAACCAGGTCGAGAACGCCGGTGAGTATCTTCTCCCCTTTATTAGCTGCGTCCCTGTCTGTTTCGCTGGCGTTTTCAGGAGTTACGATCTGAATGGTTAATTGGGCTTTATTTAGCCCGGCAAAGATTTTCTTGAAATCGTTCTTGGGATCGGGTGAAGTGTAAGACTGATGGTTTTTTTCCGCTTTAAAAGGTTCGAGAGAGAACAGGTCGAAATCATCATCGAATTGAGAAAACATGTCCTGAAAAGGTGTTGACTTCATCTTGTTATTGACAAGCTCAATTATTTCTTCAGCCGTGTACGTTTTAACCTTTGGCTTTTCCTGCGGTTCGGCTTCCGGTGTATCTATCTTTTTCTTTGCCATACTTATTTACCTCTATAACTTTGAATCCCTACACTTCTCATGTGTGATGGCCTCAAGTCCTGGATGGAGGCTGACGGCATCCCGATCCTGATAACCTTTGTTGATACTGCATATCTCCGGGCGTCCATACCGTGTGACCATTTGTGAGTAGTCTTTTCGGTAAGGTGTCCATCCTTATCCTCGATGTACCGGAAACTCCGTTGCTCCCTGATACAATTCGTGCTTCGTTTAGTCCAGAACTGCTTGTACTGATTAACCTTCTGATGTCCATACTGGATTGACCCCGGCCCCTTCTCGCAGGGTTTGACATTGAAGCTCTTGTCGCAAAGCTCCTGAATAGACTTGGGTTCGGCAGAATCGGCGTATATCTCGTCATACCGCTGTCTTATACCCAAGAGGTCCATCTTCCGGGCGATCATGTCATTGGTAAGGTTTGTCTCGTATATGAGTTCGTCACTGTAAAGGCAATCCCCTATAATGACGTTCCGTACTAATACGGTAGGGTCGTCAGTAAAACCAAAGTCCAGGCCGTAAAACCTGTCACCGGCCGGGAGTTCGTCTATCTGTTCAAAGTTTGGATAAACTAACCCCTCGATCTTCCCCAGGAGGCCGAGGCCGTAAATGTTCCACCAATTCGGGTCCTTGTCCTTGTAGGATTCAATGTCCTTAACGACTGATTCGGGCAGCACCCCGGCTTCTTTGGCATCTAAATAGGTTGAGTGCGAGTAGGCGTTCTCCTCCTGGTTTATCCAGAACTCATGCGCCCAGAACTCCGCTACAGGGTTCCAGTCAACAATAGTGAATCTATTGGTACGGATGTCCAGGCCGCGGGCGGTTTCCCAGGGTACATTGTTGCCCTCGTTTATAAATAGGATGTCACGGCGCGGACCTCTCACTTTCCCGGCGTCATCCGCACCAAAGAACTCTATAGAGCCTTTCCAGTCAGGTCGAGAGTAGACAAACTCGGTCTTCGACCAGTTAGGGTTATTGTCCGGTGATTCGTCTATGATGTTGAAGAAGTCCCGGATCGCCCCGCGCTTTAAGTGGGGAAGCGATTCACTAACAACTGAAATGAGTAACGGCGTCTTGGCCTGCTGCGCCACTAAAATAAGGAACTGTATAATTGAAAAGGTTTTAGTTGAGGATGTCCCGCCCTCATGGAGGGACCGCCTCTTATTATTGACCCAGGCTTGAAGAAGTTCTTTAAAGACTTTGCTCGTAATCATCTGCGGCATAAACTACCCTTTATCAATGACAGGCCGCCAGATTTCGATTGTAGCGCGTCATTTTTCCGGGGAAACATCTATAACCCCACCTATCAGGCTGCCGGTACGTTCCGACAGCTTATCTATAAGGTTTTTGGTTTCCGCATCCCGGACGTTTATAATCAGCGTATTATTGACCGTAGAGACTTGAGACGCGTCACTATATATCTTCTCCATCTTGTTAAGTTCCTGGATGGCGTTTACCGGGTTATGTAATTTAACGGAGGTATGAACGGTTGATATATCGGTATCATCGTTGTATTCTGTCCTTGAGTGTATCTCACTGATCGCCCCGGTAAAGGGTGTCTCCGGCCCTATATTGCACCAGGAGCCGTCTTTCCCCATCTCCATGAAGTCGGTTAGCCTTGCCCTCGCTATTTCGGAGAGCCGTTGCTTCCGCTCAAGGACGGTCATTACTGAATCATCCTCTACCCTTTTCCTTAGTTGACTTAAACGGTCAACAATCTTAGCATTATTTAGCAGGCGTGAAGCGGTAACCGCAACAGAATTATCGGAGTTATTTAAGTACCCGGCTGTGATAGCGGATTGGGTCGCGTTGCCGGTTTTAAAGTATTCGATAACGAATCTCTCTTGTTTTTGGGTTAATTTATTCATAATTAGCTTCAATTTGTGATTATTTTGTGACATCTTCTACGAGCGGCGATAACTTGACATACTTTCCTATGTGTAGTACCTTTAAGTAAGTAATTGAATACGAAAGGATGAAAACAAATGAATAGCACGAACGTAAACGTAATCGAGACAAGTGAATGGACACAAGGTTCTTCAGGGAAATTACCTGCAAGGGTGGTACTATGGAAACGTGAGGACAAAGAATATAAAGAGGTCTATAAACACGCTTTATTTATTACTCATATTGAAGTGAATCAAGAAAACGGGGAGTTATCTTTCATTTGGGGACATTATGACCTGAATCTTGAAGAAGCTATAGCAGACTTTAACAGACGTGTAGAATCTCTAAAATAATCCCGAAACGTGATTTATGAAAGGAACATAGATGAAAGTTAAAACAACACAATTAACCTGTAAGCGCTGTAATCACTCCTGGTACCCCCGATCACCGAAAGTAACTATATGCCCTAAATGTAAATCAGCTTATTGGAATAAGAAAAGGAGAAAGTAAAATGTATAAAATCAGTGATAGACAATATGCACTAGAAGAAGGCGACAATATATCTTTCGTCCGTGATGGCGGAGGCAAGGTTCAACTCTTTGCCGGAGAATGTGAAGCGATGAGTTCTCCTAATCCTGACGATGGCCCTGACCTCTATGCAGAACAGGAGATGGTTATATTAGAAGTGCGTAATCAGACCATCCCATCTCAAATGAAGATGAACAAGGCTTGATGCAAGAACATAAATAGTAGACCGTTTATCATTTAAGAGGGGTGTAAAAAGCCCCTCTTTTTATTTGTACCTGTTGACTATCCACATGGCGAGCACATCACCCAAGATCCCGGTCACGATGATGGCGCCGGTCATGCAGACGAGGAACTTAACGGGGATGAATCCAAATATAAGATACTCCATCATTCCTCCACGCAGTAATCATCTATAATACCTTGCGTTTTGATGTGTAAATATTCCAGGATGGTCGCAAGTTTTGAACCCTTGTCCACTTTCTCACCAAGTTTAATCAGTATCTTAGCTGTTTCCATTAAGTTGTTGATGGTGTTGAAAGTCTCTAAAAGTTCATTCATAAATTATGGTTAGTCCTTTTTCCTTTGCTAGTTTAAGTTCCTGCCTCGATCCCTCGGACTTCATCCAGCCTTTCAATAGATAGATGGCGTCACACTTTGACAGGATTTCCAGCAGCCCTTCGATAAACGCGCCGTCAGGACATTCACCTTGAAAATGTTCGGTCATTTTGTGCGGGCATATTACGGCAAACCCCGCCTTCCAGAGTTCGAGCGCCTTTTCCTCGGCGTGTCTTACGTTCTTTTCTATCTCCCATTGTGTCTCGCCCCGGAAGGGACCGGCTACGTAAATTATTTGCACACGCATACTCCAAACTATAAAGATATACGGCTTTAATCACCTTTAAGGCCGCGCCTTTTGTTACCTCTTGATCATTTATAACTTGGGGATCTTTAAGGTTGGGATGATTGGCTATTTGGTGAATAGCTGTGAGATATTCTTCTGTTATGGCATAATCCTGGGTGTACATTATCTTGCCGTACCTTTGACTATACGTTTATTCTCGATCTCAAAGTCATCGTGGTCGAACTCTATCCCCGCCATGCCCTGATTCCACTTATTCAACCGGGCGTATTCCGGGTGGAGTTGGCATAGACAACCTATTGACCAGGATGTATCTAACCTTCCAGATAAGGATGTCTCGGCGTGTTGGGATGTCCGGTGACAGTGAGCTAAGAGGATACACTCTAAAGATTTTAAGTACGCGCCCCTGGCGGGATTGACTGCGGTTGAAATGCTTTGTATCTCATGCCCGTGTAAGATGTTTAACTTCCCGATTGTTAACGGCACATCATGAGGTATTGTAATGAAGCCTCTTTGCTTTATTTTTAAATACTCGTCTTTGATAAAATCTTCCATGTCGAGAAGTTCCGGGGCTTTGGTTCTCAAATACTTCTCTAGCCGGTTATCATGGTTCCCGTACTTTATAATAAGCTGCGCTTTGGGAAAGGCTTTCTGGAAGGAATCGAATAATTTTATGGTGTCGTCCAGTTCTTGTTTGAAAGAACGGTTGCGCGGGTCTTTCTCAAAACGGGAGAGGGAATAGTGATCGTTTATGTCTCCGTCAAATAAAACAAAGTCCGTGTATTCATTCTCCTGGGCCCAGGTCATCGCTACGGTAACAGCTTCCACGGAATGATACGGTATATGTAAATCTCCAACTACCAGGCCGCGCCCCTTGTGAAACGGTATCGATACCGGCGTCCAGTCGTTAGTTACTTCATCCGGCAGGCCGTAAGGATTGTACTTTTTGGACATCGCATCTTCGATAGACCGGACAAACTCGGTGTCTTTTAAAGTGTTCTTGTTTTTCTTGCCGCTGGCGCCCCGGTAATATCGCACGATTCTCCTCGCATGTTCCACATTGTCGAAGATGAGCGGGTGGTCTTGATGTAAAAGGCGGGCGATCTGTAGAGAAGATGAGGAACTAAAGCGTTTCAGGTATTGTTTAGCTGTATCACCTGATAACAATATGTCTCCTATTCTAAATACTACAAATAAAAAAGCCCCGTATTGCTACGAGGCTCTAATTTATGGGCCGGGTTTTTCCTGGATTTCAGGTCCAGCTTCCCGGCTTACTCGAATAAGGCAGGTTTTGACAGAACCCTTTATACGAGGCGTCACCCTCAATGCCTTACAAGGCAGACTTCTACTCTTACCGAAAATCTACCATTTGCAGGCGTGTTTGTCAATAGTTTTACCGTTTTTGACTACTTTCCGGTATTCATTTTTTTCTCTATAGATTCCAGCCGGGAAAGTACTTCGGCCAGGTCTTTGCGGATCGGGTTCTCATGTTTATAAGCCTGTAAATTGCTGAAAGTTATAGCAGATGGGACATAAAACACGTAGGACAGGATTACAAAGAGACTGTATAAAAGTACCAGCCCGATATAGAACTGCCATATAGCTATGTCCGGGAAAAAATGAGAGAAGGCTACCATGAAAAAAGTACCGGCGCTCATCATCGATTGCACAGGGTTAACGAATATCCCCCCGTTCTGATATAGATAGTACCCTGCCCCTAACCAGTTGCCGGTATTTATCTGCCGGGGTAAAGGTATGTTGATCCTCAATGTTTCCTCCTGTCTTTTTATCCTTTGGCATATTCGGGGTTTGTTTTACCGCACTCATCACAATATCTGTCGTTAGGAGTAAGTTCATTCCCACAAGAACATTGAGGGTAAATATATGCTTTTTTCCCGCACACACGGCAATACTTTCCTGTAATCCAACCATGTTCTATGCAACAATATACTTTGTAACTGGCTATCCTCTTTAGTAATTTTTTAAACCACATCTTGTTTCCTCCTGTACTTTCTTTGCTTCAACCACGCCTGATATGAAAGATGTTTCCGGGACCATCCCGCCACGTAGTTGAGCGCGTTCCTCGCGTCCTGGGAGAACTCGTTATAATTGTCTTTGCAGCGGGATTCAAATAAAAGTAACCGCCCGTCTTTCCCAGTGGCTTCAAGTCTTTTTATAAGTTCCGCAGTGATAACTAAAATGGATTCAAAATTAGCGTGAGAAGATGGCGAGGTCTGGATTTTTAACTCGTTGTATCCGGTAGCGTCTTTCCTCGGATCGTCAGGCCATCCGCTCTCGGTTTCCCACCCGTCTTGATAATCCATCAGGTCTAAAAGGAAAAGGACTTGATGCCGGCAGTATTGGATGTCTCCAAGAGAATACCACTCTTTACCGGGGCAGGAGTTCCAGTCTTTACAAAGGGTTCTCTTGTCCTCGATGTCTCCCCAACATAATTTAAAGGCAGTCTCTATTATTTCATCCTCACTTTAATATCTGAATTGGAGGCCATGAACTTTTGAATATTCTCCGGTTCGTGTACGGGTATCTCCAACGGGTGAGGCTTTTCTAAGAGGTTAATATCGAGGTTAGTATGATAGAACTTCTTTTGGAAGTCCGCCAACATCTGTATTACATTCCCTCTCTTGGAAGGGTGGATACACATTAAAAAAGGGGTTTCACATTTGATGGGTTCCGGTTTGATGTATTCGCTCATGGTTTTACCTTGCCGGGAGTAATCCCTTAACTTCTTTCCGGCAGTCATCGCACAGTAGGCCGGTGAACCATTTGCCGATTGTTAACCGCCGGGGGTAAAACCAGAGAGGCATGAACCCCCACCGTTTGCGGATGATGGGAGAGTGGTCTTTGCACCTTGAACAGCTTTTCATTTCTTTACCTTCTTTCTTTTAATGAATACCAGTTGCCACGCGAAACGTAGACGAGATTTAAAAGGCCAGTCAATCATAGCCTGGTAATACTCAATCCAGTTACGCTTTGACAACTTCCTTAGCTTCTTAGCAGTTTTACTATTCATACTCCTCCAAAACAAAAAAAGGCGGGGCCGGGACAATCCGGCTCCGCCTCCTCTTCGGTCAGCGTTTGCTATTCAGTTACCAGGATATTACCCTAACTTGAGGGATTTTGCAATATCTGAAAATAAAATACTTTTCCTGCCTATACCGTCCTCGGTAGGTACAAAAGCCTGCACCGGCACGCCGTCCTGAAAGACAATCTCTATCCTTGAATAAGGGTTTTTCTTCCCCCACTCTAAAAGAGCCTTTTGTAAAGGATGTACCATGTACGGTACGAGAGTGGTCATCTATTCCTCCCCATATCATGCCGGACTGCTTGAACGATAATATTCCTGGCCCGGATGTTCACACCCCTGCATACTTCTTCTTCCGCTAATCCAGACTTTCTAGCCCTGTCAGCCAGTAAGTTGAAAACGTCCACAGGAAGCCTTGTAGCTATCGGTTTCGTTGTCCTTGAAGTATTCGGCATATCTCTCCTTTTATAAGGTGTTACATCTTTTCTAGAGCGTGTCAGGTATGCTATGGTTAGTCTTCCAATGCCTTTATCTTCTCGTTAAGCTGGTCTTGTAGCTCTTTTAAATCGGGAATAGTCCATTTCTTTATCTCTTGAGCCAGTCCTTCAAGTTCGATAACGATCCCCTCACCATAGTCTTTAATTAAATGTTTTTCATATTCCCTGTAAGTGGCGGCGCCCGGGAACCCGTTACAGCTTTTGCATTGTAAATTGACGTTTCTTTCATCAAATAGAGTGGACTTAAATCTTCGGGAAACAAAATGGCCGGCGTCGCAGTTCACGTATTCGCACAGTCTACCGCAGGTATAGCATTTTCCTGTTGCTGGATTGCCCGTAGTTTTCAGGCAGTCTCTTAATCGAATATACTTGGAAAAGATATCCCAGGTTCTCTTGAGAGTTTTGGAAAGGGATGGTTTCTTTTTCATGCCGGGACCTCCTCTTTAAATTTAAAACCGCAGTAGGGGCAGAAAGTAGCGTTGTGTCTTACTAAGTTAATATATTCAGGACATACCTGCTTTGGAGGAGATTCGATTAGCTCACCGCCGCATGAAGAACAGAACTTGGCGCCGGGATCCTGCTCGTACATCTTGCATCTAAAGCAGTATGTAGAGTTCATTTACTCTCTCCCCTCAAGGCTTGTCCAATAATCAGGATACGGAAATTTATAAAGGTCTAAATATTCCTTCATCCGCTCCCGTTCAGCTTTCACTGCTTCCTCTTGCTTTGCCTGGTAATGGGCGGTTAGTTGGGAAGATAATTTATCGCATCTAGTTTTGAAGAATATCGCTTTGTAAATAGAGTTATCCATATAAGTCTCTAGCCTATGGTATTCTTGTGCTAAGTCCAAAGCCCATACGCCGATAGTTTTAGACAATTCCTCATCGGTCTTGGCGAGGTCTTTAACGGCGGTGTCATATCCGGCCTTATATGCCTTTTTATGGTTTTCATTCCACGGGTCAAGTTGAGCGTCTATGAGTGCTTGTTTCATTACTTCCAGTTTCATCTGTAGTATATCTGCCAGTTCCTTAATCTCTTTTTCCTCCTGGTAAACAGAGTCTATAGATTTACCCTGCATAACCGCTTTACGTTTTTTGATTGACAATGATTCGTCCATATTACTCCTTCTCTACAAGGGGAATTATTGGATAGTAGTTCTCATTATTTACTGTGATATAGGATAAACTTTTCAGTTCATTACTCCCTCTAACAAAATGTTTTACCATCACAAGGTCAGGCTCGGATAGGATAAAATCAGTCGCGAACTTCTTACTGTCAAACGTTTTGTACATCGCAACGTCTTTAACAGCCTGCCTCATCATTCTCCTTAGTTTCTCCTTTAGTTCTTCTCCTGCCGGTGTCAGCTTACGTGCTTTATTCATTCCACTTTTACTCCATACTTTCTTTTCAGACTATTCATTGAAGCTAGAAAGAGAGCAGTATTTTCAAATATTTCCCTTTTAGTAGTTTTTTGGTAATCTACTTCTGCTATTAAAGGGACTACTTTATCATACTCCTCAAATATTTCCTCCGATATTTTTTTATTTGTCATTGATTACCTCTTGTATAGCCTTATATAATGCTTGTGCAGGGTCACAATTAAATTCTTCAATATTGCGCCATCGTTTGGGGATATTGTCATAATGTGTGTAAAATATCATAGCGTAATAAGTCCATTTAAAAATTACCTTACCAGTGTCATTATCTCGTAATTCACTTGCCTGTAATCTTACACCATAACCCAATTCACGTAGTTTAGGTACTGCATACTTAAAGAGATTATCAAGGGTTAGTTCAGGTAATTCACCTGTATCGTCAGCAGGATGTCCTTGAGAAGACAACCATTCACCACCCTGATGAGGCATAGTTGGTGTATTGTAATCCTCATAATGAAATCCACACCACTCCCAGAACTTCTTTAAATCATCCATTATAATCCCCATTCCTTTAGTTGGTCTACCCATTGTCTATAAACTAAATCATCTGCACCTATATATTGGTTAATAATTTCTTTATTCACCCAGTCTACTACTTCTTTGATACCTGACTTATGAGCCATCTGATACAATTGACGGCTGGATAGTCGCTTATTCATGGCGTAGTCAAAGGCGTTTTTTATTAGGCTTTCCTGCCATTCAGATTCTTCTTCATATAGGTTAGGGTTTTCCTTACCTGTTTTCTCAAGAATTGCCGCAATTTCTTCTGGCGTTAATTTATTTGTCATAGGTTGCCTCCTGCTTATTCATTCCCATACGAAAACCGAGGTCAACGGCCGTTACATAAGCAATCACAATATCCCGTTCATTACCCAAAATATTATGATTACATGCCCATAAACCAGCCATGATTTTAATGTTATCTATATCCCCATGAGCTTTAATAACTCCTTCACGGCTTTCCTTACTTGAATCTCCGTGTTTACTTTGAATTTCATCTACAATCAGTGGTAACGGCATCTTCATTTCTCCTTTTCATCCATTCCTCTTTGATCTGCCCAACATAGATTTTCATTTTGTCCCCTTATTCGGCCTATAGTCCGGCGCTGCGTTGAGTACCAGGCGGGCTTTTTCTGTATCGTTGAACCTTGAAAGTACCATATCAGGTAACTCTTTCAGGTCTTTATTGGTGGTCATTACGGTAAACAAGTTCTGGCGGTATCTTTCAAGCATGATCCGTTCCAGTTGGTTCTTAGACCAATCCGTGTAAGAATCGGCCTGCCCCACATCGTCCATTAGGAGGTATTTGGCGTTGCAGTAGTTGTGCATGATGATGTTAAAAGACGGTTCGTTCGTTTGTTTACACTGGTCGAATGTTGATTTTAACAGTCCGATAAAGGCCGGGAAGTTATTCACCCTGCAAAATATCCCCTGCCGTCTTAATTCAAGGGCTATCGCTTCGAGTAAAAGGGTTTTCCCGTTGCCCCACTCCCCGTAGATCAAAAGTAGTTTCCATGTCGTTTTCAAGGTGGCGATCTGTTGAGCATATTTCAAAGCCTGCTCCATCCCTTTTACAGGCTTGATTTTTTCAAACGTAGATTCCAGGCTTGAGACACCTAAAAGGCGCGTTTCCTGTTCGGGCGTTTTTTCGTTGTCAGTCATTGTAAACTGGCCCCGGAGTGTACTTTTTTGGAGTACCTGTTTGATGTGTTCCACTTTTACCATCCTTTAAAGGGAATACCCCTGTCCAGTTATTCTTGATGGATAATTCCAGAACTTTGTTAACATCCTGCCCTTGTTCATGGAATGTTTTTAAATCTTTAATGATTAGCACAATCGCCCTGTCTGTCGGCGTGGCTCTTTTCTTTTTTCTCATTTCCATGTAATCATCCCAAATGTTGCCGTTAATGTAATCGGGTAAAGAGTATCTTTCTTTCTTATCTTTCTTTATATGGTTAGGTACTGTACTGTTGGGTACGGTAGCTGGCATTTGCTGGCATATAGCTGGCATATTTATGCTAGGTGTCGCTGGCATGGTGCTGGCATCCCACCTTTTAGCTGCTGCTTTTGTTGCTAATTCCTTACGTTTTTCTGGTGTTAGTTGGGCCATACGGTTACGCCCGCCCAGGCTTCTCTGGTTTTTAGTTAATGCTCTTTGCTCTACTAATTTACCGGCGTATTCTTGCCAATCGTGGAGGATTAAATCATCCTGATCTATCCACTCCGATTCAATTAATGAGTTGTAGAGTTTCCCCGGCTCCCCGGACCATCCGGCAACATCTTCTAAAACACCGCTTGGAATATCTTGTAGGCTTCCATCGGAGGCGTTGTCTAAAGCCCACCACCAAATTAAATGCAGGTGTCCTATAGCCTGTGGCCTGTTGATATTTAACAGGGCGGCTAGTTTATATAGCTTCCGATGTGTTGCGAGACTTTGATGTGATTCAATCCAGGCCATACGGTTCCTCGCTATTCCCTTTTTTTAAGTTGCACGTTTTACAAAGTGTTTGGAGGTTAGATTTTTCCGTTTTTCCACCCTTACTAAAAGGGATAATATGGTCTAGTTGTAATTCTTTATCGCTTTGGCATTTAGTGCATTTATAATTATCACGTTCAAAGATTTCATTACGTAACTGTTCCGGTATAATAATTCTGGTAACTTGTAAGACGGGTTCCATATTTGTTGAGCAAGTGTACTCGTTCACTAGTTTTTTGAGGCAATCGTAACAAAGACAAAAATGTCCTTTTCTACCCGGCAATGGTTCCCAACGTAGAGTATCCCTGCCATCGTCAATTTCGCAGTTGTCACAGATATAACTATAGTCACCATGAATACTAGCCCCAGGATTAAACTTCTTCATCCTATCTAACTCCCCTGGCTAAAGTCGAACATATTTCACTTTTCTGGTGTGAATTAACACGGTTGTCATTGGAAGCGTAGACTTGATGTTGCCATCGGCTTGATTTTCCACCTTTATCTCTGGCAAGGTTGTGTCCGGTCTTTTTTTCAGCTTTCCGTAAGTGATAGACAGCGCTGCATTGGAGACAAAATATATAAGGCGTTCCATCGTATATATCTGTTTCTAAGAACAGATCGCCACCGCATCGTTTGCAACCTTTTGTCTGTACTAAGTTCATGTTGCCCTCCTGTGATGATTATTTAGATTGATGTACCCGAAGGCAATTATGGCATGCCATCCCCATTGGTAAATTTATAGTCATTCTCCACTGGTCGGGGGATTTACCACATAATGCTTTTCGGGAAACAGAGTTATCTCCGAAATCGTAAACGAGGTGTAACTTTTGCCCCGCCTTTTGTTGAGCAAAACGAAGGGTATTGATTCTTTTATAGTATTGTCCATCAATTATCTTCACATCTTCCATGTTGCCCTCCTGCTGAAATATAGTGGGTGTCTTATAAAAAATACCTCGGCAACAGTTTTTCAGGTTCCTTGATGCCCTTGACTGCGCACCAGACGAACAGTATCAGGGATAGAATCAGTATTGCGATAAATGCCAATAAGTCTCTCATATCAAATCCCGATGTTTATTTATGTTCTTTATAAGTTGTCGCAGGAAATGCCCAAAAGTAATGACCACAAAGCATACATTTCCAACGTACAGCCAGTGGGTCATATCCGTCAGGTAGTTTTGTTTTAGCAGTAACCATCCGGCAGGAAGTACAACCGCATTCGCTTATACCCATATAGGCTCTTTTACCGCCGATTGAGTACATATACCATTTTCTTTTAGCCGGACATTTTATTGCAGTTCCTAACATGCTACTCCCTGATCGTTATTTACCTTTCAAAATTGCTAGTATTGTTGGTGATGGTCCCGGAGTGGTTCTTTCGTATCAACGTCCAAAAAACGTGTCCGCCCTGCTGATCGTAGTTCTGCCCCGGCGTCCAGTAATAAATTGATATATGACTGCGCCGGTATCAATAGTACTGTTGATCTGCCTTGGGATTGTTCGGCTATGGCTTTTCTTACAAAAGATGTAAGACCATGAGTATTTCCGTCTGTTTTTCTAAATGGAGGATTACAATAATTCATCTTTCCCCAGGGTATCTCCAAGCTGTTAAATCCGTCCGGGCGCGGGTTGGGACATGGATCAAAGTCAAAATGAAACTCATCATCCAGCTTTTTGTATAACTCCGGCGGCGTTAACCAATATCTACTCATATCAATTCCTGACCTTTATCTGCTTACTTCCATGAATGCTTTTACGAACTTCGCCGCGACTTCCGGGACGATTGTATTGCCGTAGCCCCGCAGGAGTCCCACTCTGCCGTATCCTTTGAGGTCTGCCCCTTTGACTTCCGCAATCGATCTTTCATCTACATCACCGTCCGTAATCATTCCGGCTTTTATCAGTTCTCTTAGCCAGGCCGCCGCGTGGCGGTCATTATCGTTGTAATAGGCTCTCAAATTATCAACCTTTATCTGATGTTAGTTTTCTATTCCCTTAAATATCAGTCCGGCGATTTCCGGCTCGACAAGAAATTGTTTGATGAACTTGCCCTGGGCGTTATATAACCGGATAGAGATATATTCAAGTTCATCCTGTGTCTTTACCCGTACCAGACGGTAAGATCGCCCCCTGAAGTCAACTTGAGATATTTTTTTCAGGACCGTAAGCCGATGCTGCCCAAACTTAAAGCCTACTTTTTGCTTTTCGATTCCTACTGCCATGTTTTATTCCCCCGATAATATTTTTCTGGCCTGGTCAGCAAATATTCTAAAAGGCGAGGCGGTATTTGAAATACCAAGGATTTTACGAAGATGGACGGATTGTGCCGCCCAATAGCCAAACCTCTCCCATTTATTAGCGGCAAGGGAAACAATAGCATTGTTTTCACATTCAGTAAGATATTCTTTTACTTCCGCTTCGCTCTTCAAACTGTCTCTCTGGCGTATTGATATTTTTCTTTATTGATTGATTAATACATGATGCGTACATCACTCTATTTTTCTTACAAATTGGACATTTAACTTTTTTCATATTGCTTCCTAATTATCTTTTTGGATAGTTTGCTAACCTCTTTATCGCTACCCCTAAACGGAAGTCCTCACTAGCTTTTAGGGGTAGAATAATTAGATTAGGCCATTAAATACGCCTCATGTATAGCCTCCTAGTTTGTTTTTCTGATATGCCTTCTAACCCCCTTTCCTTGTCTCTGCGATCTGTCTATAACAGGTTTCCGGGGTTTCTGATACATCCGTCCATGAATTTACCCCAAGTTCTTTTAAGACATCGGTACTGGACTTAAACTCTGTAGGCCAGTCCTCACAACAGGCTTTATAGAGTTGAGTAGAGGTCTTGATGGATGCCGGTTCACGCCCGGTAACTTTCTGCACATCACCCTCTTTAGCAGGTGTTACACCCTTTGTAGACGTTCTCACGGGGGTTTGCTGTTGTGCCGGAAGTTCTTGTTTTTCTGTAGCTTTAGCAGCGTTCCCGTCCGGGTTATTATCCGGCCAGAGTTCCTTGATATCCTTTTCTACTAATTCTTCAAAAGCAGCTGCCATGTCCGGGGCTTCCAACATGAAATTTTTAGTTTGCATACGAGCCGCTTCAGCCAGTTCTTTGAGTGTCACATCAGAACGCAGGTTGAGAATATACACAGTTTGTTTTTTGCCGTTTTCGGGGTTATTGACAGACGAAGGTTCCAGAGTAAGTTTTAACGGGATATTAGTAATTCTCCCAAACGCCAGTTTAATGAGTTTTGCGCAGGAATTGATATTGAGGATAGAGTTGATGGAACCTGTGTCAATCTGCCATACGCCAAGTCCGGGTATATCCGGTAGGACAAAGCGTAAGTTCATAACCTCGCCGCACTTCTTTTCTTTGTAGAACGGGCATTCGTTACCTTTGCATTCCAGGTCTATCATGGTGGTGGTTTTAGTGTCTTTACTCGGAACCGCTTTAGTACCAGAATCTACGAGGCGCATGGCGGCAATTCCATCTCCCTTACAGATGAGTCCGTGGGTAAGGTCGTACATCTTGTAGTACTGTGGCGCCCAATCCTCTAGGTTCTCCGATGGAATTAAGACATTTAGTTCTTTCGGCTTTAACCCGTAAACCGCTACCAGTTTATTGTAGTCAGGATGGTCTTTAGGGAGTACGATATAATCGGTCTTTATCGGGTAGCCTTTTTCAGTGTCTTTAATGCCTAAATGGAATTTACCTAGCCGGGGCATTCTTACTTCTTCGCTTAAATTATTTATTGGCATCTTTCTTCTCCTGTTCTCTCTGCGCTTATTTAGCCCGAACAACTACCGTCCGGTCATTGAATATTCTGATACCGGGGATGGGTCTAGTCCCTTTGTTGGACTTGACGAAGGAATTAACCGCGGATGTGTTGAGCATTTTGTACTCGTCCGGCACCTGGGCAAAGTCGGTAACTTCATACGTCCAGTTGTCCCGCATGCCCGTACTGCCGAGGTCGGTAACGCTTTTTTGTGGCGCTACTACCTCGACAAGATTGACAGATTCGGAGATTTCCCCATCGTAAAGCGCCGCCTCTTTTTGTGCTGCTTCTAGGCGCAGGCGGTTGATTTCCTCCTGCTCTTTTTGCTTCCTTTCCTGTTCAAGATTGTAGGTCTTTATCTTTCCCCGGATGATGATGTCGGCCTTGTCCAGAGGGGCGGTGAAGTCTTTGAAAGTATTGTTGATAGCGTCCAGGTGTTCCCGTATCGGACTGACGTATTCTTTTCTTAACCCTTCAATGGCTTTCTTTAACTTCGAAACGATGGCGACATCCCCGGTGGCCTTGTTGTTGTCCTCGGCGGTTACGATAGTCAAAGCCTCGGCATGGGTCAAGAGTGACAGGGATTCGGTATAAAGGGCTTTCACGCCGGCGTCATGTTCCGGGGCGATGTTGACAATGGCTACCGCTTTTGTTGACAATAAGGCGTTCAGATCGGCAGGGGCTTGGGTGCTATTTTCTGTGGTCATTTTTCTTTATTTCCTCCCTTAATTTTCGGGCCGCTTCTTCCCTCTTGGTGGCGAGTTCGATTATTTTGAAAACCGTTTTTGCCTTTCCTGTGATTACGAAGTTTTGCAATTCTGATAACCCTCCATGTCTGGTTTTGTTTTATTTCCCTGGGTATTAGGACTTGTGTTTTCACCTTTTTATATCTTTTTCTTTGAATAAGGCCTCTACCAGTTGTAGCGCAGACATCTTACATTTACCCACCTTCCAGAGTTCCTTTTTCTCCTGGAAGTTAGCGCACCGTTGCCACCAGATACTGGAATAGGGACAGTCTCCACCTTTAGCCCATGCCGTGAATAGTTTTTTGTCTGGGTGATTGTCAGCGTCATATCTCATTAGTTCTGTGGTGAGTAAATCCGATACCTCTTGCCAATTAGCAAGTAAAAGCATTGTTGGGGCGGGAAGGTTGGCAGAGCGAAGGTTGGCAGAGCGAAGGTTGGCAGAGCTAAGGTTGGCATAGCGAAGGTCGGCAGAGCTAAGGTTGGCAGAGCTAAGGTTGGCAGAGCGAAGGTTGGCAGAGCGAAGGTCGGCATAGCGAAGGTCGGCATAGTTAAGGTT